ATAACATTGGATTTACGGTTGAAAACATTGCTCTGTGTTCAAAACTAATAAAGATGTATGCGACACAGAAACTTTTGAACCCAAGTCTAAACGCATCTACATTCAAAGGTCAGTTAAACACCTACTTAAATGGTCTCAATACGTATCAAGATTTATTATTGAACCAATTGATTGCAGGATTCAAAGCCGCACTACCGAATGTGAATCAACCAACTGAAGCGCAAATCAACTCACAAGTTCAGAGTATGCAAGGTAAAGTTGAGACTTATGAAGTATTCAAAACATTGAATGATAAGTGGGTTGCTGGTTCCGATTACAAAACAAAAACACTTTTTGAAGATATCCTTTTCCTTGATAGAGCATCAAGAAACATCGGAGATACAATCATCTTAGACATCTTTGACATTAAAAATATGTTGAATAAGAATTATCTTAATGAGGGTATGTCTGTTTATACATTAATAAGTGGAATGTTAATGAAGAACAACTTCACGGTGATGCCTTTACCAGCCTATGTAAATTTCTATAACGTTCAGGACGTTGATGGGGTAACAGTTCCAAACCCTGAAGGGTCTTTAGAATTTGCCGATAATCTTTGGGGAACATTCAGAAATGTTGACTATAGAAAGTCAGGACCAAAAATGGTTTGTTTCTATGTTGGTAAACCATCGGGTCATTTGAATTTACCAAACATTGTTTCGGGATATGGTGATGATTCTTTCGAATTCAGAAGAAGTAGTGAAGTTCCACTACTTGAAAACCAATCAGGAAAAAAAGATTATGCAATTTCTAACAAATGTGTTGGATTCAATGTTGACATAGGTATTAGAAATCAAAACATATTCTCATCATTCAGTGTTGGACAAGACAACGGAAAGGCAACCTCTGAATCGATTCAGTCAGTTCTTGAAATGGCTAATCAAACAAACACAAGAACTGTAGGTAATCAGAATGCAAGTTTATACAATTACTATAAAGGTAGAAGTTATACTTGTAGTGTTACTGCGTTGGGTAACGCTTTGATTCAACCAACGATGTATTTTAATTTGAGACACGTTCCAATGTTTAATGGTCCTTACATGATTACAAGTGTATCACACTCGATAAGTGCTGGTAACTTCATTACAGAATTTGAAGGTGTTAGACAAGGTGTTTATGATTTACCACCTATTGACAATTTTATTCAAGCAATAAATCAAAATCTATTAACCCAAATTGAGGCGTTAGTTGTAAACAAGACAGACCAACCAACTACACAAGGAACCACAACACAATCAATTGCTAATAATGTTGTTCAAGATGCTGATGAGAATACCTTGGCAGCTCAAAACTCATGTAGTGCTAACTTGAATTCATCTTATATTTCATGGGTTACAACTGGTGCAACTGAAACAAAATTAAGTCAATTAGAATTTGCAAATGCGATTAAGGCCTCAGCACCGAATAATATTGCATTACAAACCGCAATATACATCATAACTTACGTTAGGGGATACGCCAAAAGTCTTTCAGATGCTGGACAATTTTCAAGTTGGGATAATAACTTTGGTGTTATCACTTTGGATAAAGACAATTATTCACAAACAGAAAACTTCATTCAGAACAGTTTCTTCTGTGTAAATGCCAAAACTTTAGGAGGTATCAAACAGTTACCCGCAGCTAGATTCAAAGATTTAAATGCGTATTTAACCTATATGAAAAATATCATTGGTCCGAGAATTAACGAAATACAAGACCAAGGAGGATTATTGAAATATTATGTAACGTCTTTTCCTGTTGACACTATGAAAACTGAAGACTATGAAAAGGATAAAAAGAGATATGAAGAAAATTTCACGGCATTGTTTAAAGCTGCGGCATTAAATGCTTCTCGAAATGGATTGAACGGTGGAATTGTTGTGGAACAACCACAAACACCACAAACAACTCAAAGTCAAGGAAATACACCAGCTCCGACACCAACTTGTCCGCCAACAACAGTTTCGTCTTATTCACCAACCTCGGCAGCTGCGGGAACAATCATTACGGTAAACGGAACAAACTTAGAATTTGTGACAAGTATAACTGTTGATAACCAACCAGTAGACGTAAGGTCAATCCAATTAATTGGAACAACTAAAATTAAGTTTTCAGTTCCAACTTTAACTAATGCCATACCAGGTGTTCAAGTTAATATTGTTCTTGAAAGTAGTAATAACACATCTGATATTACTTTAACTCCACCATTAAACTATATATAAACGTAATTTAACGAATTCATTATATTTATAATAAACATATTTTTTATGAACATTAAAACAGCCTTAGACAACTATCTTGGAAAATCAGTAAGATTTTCTGAGCAAGACAACGGTAACGGAACAAAAGAAGTTTGTGATTTAGACACAGGAGAATGTTATGTTGTTAGAGAAAAAGATGGATTGATAGAAAGAGCGGGACATCAAGTATACACAAACAGAAAAGTTAAAGTTGAAACCGCACACGGTATAAAACAATTATTAAACGGATAATAAAATGAGTTTAGATAAAAAGATTCTAAGTGAAATCAAAAGATACCAAAGTATCAACAAATACATAAGTGAGCAAGAAGCTCCATTACCACCACTACCTGGTGCGGAAGATGCGGTTGCGGATGAAGTAACTGCGGCAATCCCCCCAACAGGTGCTGGTGAAGGTGCTCCCGCAGCTCCTGAAGCACCAACAGCTCCTGCGGCTCCCGAAAAAATCGATATCGAAAACGACCCCGATGTTGAGAAATTAGATGCTGATGGTGAATCTGCTGAAGGAGAAGAAGGAGACGGAACTGAAGAGTTAGAAATTACTGACCTTGTAACTTCTCAAAAGAATATCGAGCAAAAACAAGATGAATATTTTAATAACCTTTTCGGACAAATTTCAAAGTTAGAAGCGAAATTATCTGAGATGGATGCTCTAATGAATAGACTTAATACTATTGAAAATAAGATTGAGAAGTATAGAGAGAAAACTCCACAAGAAAAATTAGAATTAAGAACTTATGATTCATATCCGTTCAATCAAAAGTTATCTGACTTCTTTGATGACAAAAAAATTGAAATGGAAAAGACAGGTAAAAAAGATTATGTTTTAACTTCAGATGAAGTTGAGGACATCAATCCAACAGATATTAGGACTTCGTTCCAACCGGGACAACAACCCTCTTAAAAAAATTAGAAGGTCATCGAAAGATGACCTTTTTTATTTGACATAAGGGTCATCTTCAACTATATTTATAATTCAATTTAAACACTTTAATTATTTAAAAAATGAGTAATGTATTAGACGCCGTATTGGCACAGTATGAAAAATCACAACAATCAGGGGGCGGGGCCCAAAGTAAAATGTCGCAAGACGAAAGAATGAAAAAGTATTTCGCTTTAATCCTTGGAGATAAAGAGAAATCAGGACAAAGAAGAGTAAGAATTCTTCCTACTCAAGACGGTTCTTCACCGTTCAAAGAAGCTTGGTATCATGAAATCCAAGTTGGTGGTCAATGGCAGAAGTTCTATGACCCAGGAAAAAATGACAACGAACGTTCACCTTTAAACGAGGTTTATGAAGAATTGATGTCAACAGGTAAAGAATCAGATAAAGAATTGGCGAAACAATACAAGTCTCGTAAGTTCTATATCGTAAAAGTAATCGATAGAGACCACGAAGAAGATGGTCCAAAGTTTTGGAGATTCAAACACAACTATAAGAATGATGGTATCTTAGATAAAATCATTCCAATTTGGAGAAACAAAGGAGATATCACTGACCCTGAAAAAGGACGTGACCTTATCATCGAGTTAACCAAATCAAAAACACCTGCAGGTAAAGAATACACAAGCGTATCAACAATTATGTATGATGACCCAACAACGGTTCACGAAGAAAAAGAACAAGCAGATGCTTGGGTTAAAGATGAATTATCTTGGACTGATGTTTATTCTAAAAAACCTGTAGAGTATCTTGAGGCAATTGCTCGTGGAGAAACTCCAAAGTGGGATAGTGAAAAAGGGGGTTACGTTTATGGTGACTCATCTGTTGAAACTACTACAGTTGGTGGTGGAAGCAAATCTAAAGAAAAGATGGCTGACCCACAGGAAAACTCAGAAGTTGACACAGACTTACCATTCTAATTTATAACGGGTGGGGTTCGTCCCCACCCATTTTATTATTACTAATATGACTTTCAAAGAAGAAATTGAATTACAAATCAGAGACAATAAAACATTGTCCTTCGAGTTTTTCAGTCAGTTAAAAGACAAAAATTATTTTTCGGGTAGAAACAAACAAGTGGGTGATACTGTTTTGTTTGGTATGTTAAGAGAAGAAACAGATGATGAGGATGACATGACAATAAAGTTAATTACCTTTCATGAGGACGAGATTGGAGAATTGTATGAAGAAGACACAATGTTTTACAACCGAAACAAAACAAATAAATTACCAAGTATCAAAAGAATATTAAATGGCAATCAAGAAGACTAATTTTAATCAAGTAAAAGAGAAGTTCTCAACTTCAGCAAAATATAAACCTCAAAGGTTCCTTGACCTTGGTGAAGATTTTTTAGATGCCGTTGGACTTCCAGGTCCAGCCGTTGGACATTTGAATATGTTCTTGGGTCACTCAGATACAGGTAAGACAACTGCGGCAATCAAAGCGGCTGTTGACTGTCAAAAGAAAAAGATTCTTCCTGTGTTTATCATCACAGAACAGAAGTGGTCATTTGACCACGCAAAACTTATGGGTTTTGAATGTGAAGAAATCGTTGATGAAGAAACAGGAGAAATGGATTGGGGTGGATTTTTCATCTTCAATAATAACTTCAGTTATATCGAACAAATTACCGACTACATCAACTCTTTGTTAGACGCTCAACAGAAGGGTGAATTAGACTACGAAGATGAAGATGGGTTACAATCACCAAGCTTATGTTTTATATGGGATTCTGTGGGGTCTGTGCCTTGTAAAATGACATATGACGGTAAGGGTGGTAAGCAACATAATGCCTCTGTGTTATCAGACAAAATTGGTATGGGTATCAACCAAAGAATTTCTGGTTCAAGAAAGTCAGATTCTAAATGGGAAAATACTTTGATTATCATCAATCAACCTTGGGTTGAATTACCTGATAATCCATTTGGTCAACCAAAGATTATGGCTAAAGGTGGAAACGCTGTATGGTTAAACTCATCATTGGTATTCTTATTTGGTAATCAAAAGGGTGCTGGAACAACTAAGATTACTGCAACTAAAGACAAAAGAAGTGTTAAGTTTGCGGTAAGAAGTAAAGTATCTGTATTGAAAAATCACATCAATGGATTAGGATTTGATGATGGTAGAATCATC